TCAGTCGCATTTGCTAACTCACCTTTTAACGCTTTTAATTCTGAGCGGATTTGTGCAATCCCTTTTAACTCTATATTTATAGTAGCGTCTGCCATCAAATAACCATCATTGTGTTATCGTAATCGTCATCTCTACAATCGTCCACAGGCTTAATGTCTGAGTCTTTGTTTAGGTCGCTTATGAACTCAGGAAACAAGTCTTTATTATCCAATAGCCAACTGATTAAACGCTTTTCAAAGAATGCCGCCATTTGTCCGTAATGCTCCATCGCGAAAGCTACCTCGCTTTGGCTAACGTTATTTGAATAGTCGCCGAATTGTGATTGAAGACCTTTGTTTTTTAATTGATAACTTAAACCGAAAACAGCTTGTTCCGCAGAACGCCACGCTACAACGGGTTGTATCTTTTCTACTAAGTCTTCTTCGTCATTGTTTAACGTTTGCGCATTATAACCCGCTAACATATAATTGTAAAAGTACGTTCCGAGAATAGGCATTAAACGCATCTCGGCAGTAGGTCTAATATACGGGGCAACGTCTGTAACGTCAACGTTCTTAGTAATTGGTGTGTTCGTTTTTAAGTACGACTCTGTAATGAAATAGGTCATGGCATTGAAGTTTTAGCGGCTTCGGCTTGTGCTTGTGAGTTAGTAATGTCACCGCCCTCAATAGGTGGTAAACCAGCCAACGAACGAACCTCGTTAATTGTCATCATTTCAAGAACCTTAGTAGCTACCAAAGGCGACATTGAGTTAAGAGCGTCCATAGTTGCGCTACCCTCGTCCTCTACTTGCGTTATTGTTTCGTTTATTATTTGGTAATTAGTGATATTAATCTTAGCACCAATGTCCGCAATCTTTAACAAGCCGTCAAAGATATCTGTAACCGTTTCTCTAATTGGAAGAACAACGTTCTTTTCAAAAATAATATACGCTTGTTTGATGTCTGAGCCGTTACCCAAAGAACCCGTAGTTCTAACTCCTAATAATATTGGGTCGATAGTGTGAGAAAAACATATCTGTTCCGTAATCAATTCAGACGCTTCTTTAAATAAGCTATCGTTGTCCGAAGTAGGTACGCTTACAAGGTCGGGTAATTGCTCTTTGTTGTTAGCGAAAAATGCAACCGCCTTACCCGCGTTTTCTGCACCCTTTAATTTATTAACCGTGTTTTTGATGAGTTCCATTTCTTCGCGCCCTTGCGGCTTCTTCGGAAACATCATTGCAAAAGACGGAAAGATACTATTTAGAATGTGTGATTTCTGCAAATAGCTTAGTTCTCCCGACACAAAAGCGAAGTTCAAAGCACTTGTGTACTGCGGTAACGGATAAATGTCTTGACCTACGCTATCCTCTTCGTACATATAAAGGTAATAACCGTCTTTACATTCGGGGTGGTAAGGTAAGATTTCGTAAATGTCGGCGCTATATTGCCAATCGGTATTAATGAAATACTTTGTGCGGTCTTTATTTGTGCGGACTTTCTCAGCACCAACGAATTTAACAGACGTTAGCTTACCATTTTTTAAATGTAGTTTGAAGTAAACACGCCCGTGAATAATTAAATCTTTGGTGACTTTCTTAATGGTCTTTTTAAGTCCTATCTTTTTCCCGAAAGCGTATAGATCTACTTTATCTTTTGCGGTTAACTTAGCTTCGTCAAATGAATAACCACCGCCAACCGAAGCGTTCGTCTTGAAGTCGATAATTGCGCCGTGCAAAGGACTTGAAAAGTACATCTGGTTCAAGGTCTGCGGGTACAAATTGTCCGAACCAAAAGGCGTGTAACCTCGTGCTTGATATCTACCGTCCACAAATGGTAGTGATAAATTACCCTCGCCAACTTTTAAGAAAGGTGTACTAAAGGATTGGTATCCCTCCATTTCTTGAACCTGAATTGGTTCGTCTTTTTTAAATCCAAATATGCCCATTAATCGTATATTGTTGTGCCTATACCCTCCACTACCATTCTACCTTCTTCTACTTGGTCTAACCCCGTTTCGTCAACTGGATTGGTAATAGGACTTTCGTAAACATTGTATCTATATTGACCTATCTTTAAATTAACGTCAGCGCCTAACAAAACGTCTCCGTCTGTCATTTCAAAAATGTTTGCCCTAAATGGATAAGCGCTTATGTCCGTTCCGATAAAATAAACGGGCGGTAACGTTTCGTCCATTTCCCAAGTGAACTTAAATAAGTATGTCGGGTTGCTTATCGTTGTCGATTCGGTCAAAGTCAAAGCAAAAGTATTAAGCGTATTTTTCGTTACGTATATCATACTAATCTAACTTGGATAAAAAGACTTGTTTTGGTTATTTAAAACAAAAAAGGGCAACCGTTAAGTCACCCTCTTTTGAACTATGGAAAAGCAAATTAAGGAATAGGAGTAGTAAGACCCGCGATAATTGTAGGGTCAACTTCGTATGCAAGGTTTTCGTTTTCCGCTACGAAAGTAACCGAGTACTTAGAACCGTCAGCTTTAGCCGTTCCCGAACCTTCAGCAACCGCAGACAACTGAGCGTTTGGAAAATACCAATACTTTCCGTTTGCGTCACCTACCACAAGAGCCAAATCTCTTTGACCTTCTCCGAGAATTTTGATAGCTTTAGACTTAGCCGCTTCTCTTCGGTGGAACATTAGGTTAATAGTCTGAGTATAAAAAGACGAACCGTTAACGAAGTCGATAGCTGCCTCTTCGGTATAGTTGCCCGTGTTTCTGCGGAACTCAAATGCAACGAATTCGTCCGCCAAAGTTCCAAAAGATGTGACCTCCCAGTTGTTGGTGTCTATTGTCAACGTACCGAGATTATCCATGTCGTTAATAAGGATTGAAGTAATCCCCCCGACATTGTTGTCACAGCCTTTTAGTATTGTTGTTAATGTAGTACAAGCCATGTTTTTATTTTTAAATGTTATAAAAAAAGGGTGGCAGATATTCCACCACCCCGTATTTTAATGTTTAACTTATTAAGCTACGTCACAGAAAGTGCCGTAGTAAACTACTTGCTCAGGGTTGCTAACGTAGAAACCAACTTTGAAGTCTGCACGAGCGCCGATAGTACGGTCAAGTGTAGTCTTAGAGAAGTCTACAATTTGCAACGAATCAACATCACCTTCAGCATCCAAAGCGTAGATGAAGTTGTTAGGGTCTGTAAGGATAATCGTGTTAGCTGGAAGACCATACATAGGCACGATTTCGATATCCAAGTAAGTCAAAGACAAAGCAGACGTTACGTTGTTTATTGTGTTCGCAGAAGCGGTAGCAATTCTGTAAGCAGTCGCAACGTTGTTAGAAACGAAGAACTTGTGACGTGAAGCGTTAGACAACATTTCGTCTGTAGCAAGTCCAAGTACATCGCCTAAAGTAGCAATAACGTTATTTGCGTCAACCGTTCCGCTACCACCGATAATATAATCCAAACCGCAAAGACGCTTTAGCCACCCGTCACACTTAGAAAGAATAGGGTCTTCGGAAAGCGTGTCACCTTGCCACATAATTTTAGCCAATTCTTCGTGAGCCTTAGAAGACATTTGCTGCCAGAAGTATGTCATGAAAGATGCAACCGTGAAGTCTGAGTTAGAACCTTTCGCCATTTGGTCAGCCAACCAAGACTGCTCCAACTGGTACTGACAAACAGAAGTCTGTACAGACAATGCACAAACGTCGATTTCGATAGCGGAAACCGTTGAATCTGTCGGAGTAAATGCGCAATCAGCTTCTTGAATAAGTTGGTCGAACAAAACGTTAGCAATTTTTGTCTTGTTCTTAACGCCTGGAAGAACTCGGAAGTTACCAGCAGCCGCCTCCATTCCGTAAAGACGAGCGTAGAATTCTACGGGGTTAGCCTGAAGCAACGCACTCGCGTCTACTGTCAAGTCAAATTTGTACTTTTTAGCCATTTTTCTTTAGAAAATTTACAATGTTAGAAAACTTTTGATTCGCGCTTAGTTTCATTTCGACCTCTTCTTCTGGCGAATCCTCTTCCGAATCGGTCAATTCATTTTTAAGGTCTGCGATAACTTGAAGAACCTCGGCGA